ATCTCTAAGAATCCTTCTTCGTTTTCTTGTGCATAGAATACACGAGATGAACTTGTAATTGTTGATACTTCTGTTGAGAGTGAATACTTAGATGATACACCATTAGAGTTTACTGATACCTCTAATTTTGACCTATCAACTCTTGAATTTGATAATACAAATTTTGAATTTTTGATTTGACTATCAAATACAAATGTGTCTGTTATGTATTGTCCTTGAACAATGTCTACTGTAGGATATGAAAAGTTTAAACCATCTCTTGTAGGAACAACTGATGTTGTATTTACAAAGTTATATGTGACACCATCATATACAGTTCTAAAGTTGTGACCTCTTGGCATTGTCATATCGTTTGCAGTAGGTATTGTGCCATCTGCCATTCTGATATTTGTCATCTTAACTTCTAGTTGAGCACTTGAAGCTTTCTCTGATGCAGGAACAAACCCTAAATCTTTTGCACGAGAAACTACATTTTTTCTCATTTGTGCTGAGTCTAAGAACAACTCTGAAGCGGCGATGTTTGTATTCACACCTGAGATGTGAGATGCATACGCCATCATGTCTATTAGAACATTTAGATTTGAACCCTCAAAGTTGTAGTCTTTAAATTTGTCTTGACCTTTGAGATATGTTTTTATATTTTCAGAAATAGTATCGAAATCTAAATCTGTTGCGTTTATGTTTGAACTTTTTACTGCCATTATCGTACCCTATTAATTTTTACGCTCTGTGATGTGGCGAGATTACCATTTTTTATAGTATAGAATATCACAAGATTTAGATTATTATCGTCTGTATTCTCCATTTTAACATTTACATTTGTTATTCTTGGTTCTAATGCCGCTAAAGCTTCTTTGATATCTGAAATTACAATTTGTCCCATACCAAAATCATTTAGTTCGAACAATCTAGCTCTTAAATTTGCACCAAAGTTAGGTTTAAAAGGTCTCTCATAGTTATTTGTCAATAATATGTTTCTTACTGACCTCTTAACTGCATCTGAATCTTTTTTAGTTGCAACATCTCCTGAAATTGGGTGTGCAGTAAAGAATAAATCCAAATCAGAATACTCATCTTTGAATGTGTTTATCTTTGAATCGGGTTTGGTGTAATCTCTTGTTGCCATAATATCTATTTATAACAACTAGGCAGCCGCTGTTGTTGTCACTCCTTCAATTTCTGGAGTTTTTACATCTATCTTGAAAGGAAATCCTAAAAGTTTTAGAACATCACAAAATGTTAAGGTTAGAAAATCAAAGATTTTACCTAAGCCAATCTTATCAAGAAATTTTTTGACTTTATTTACCCATTCAAATAATAATTTTTGTTGCCAATTTGCAACAAAGTCTTCTAATGCGAGTTTGAATTCGGCAACTGATTCTTCTAAAGATGTCACTGTAGATTCAATCTCACCTATGATATCATTTATACTGAAACCAAAGATACTAAAGTTCTTGATGTCATCTAGTATGCCTGCACCTAGTTCATCAAGTTCTTTTCTCAGTTTTTCTTTCTCTTCATCAGACAATAATGGTTTTTGTAAATCTTCCATTATCTTTTTTCTTTTCTCTTTTGCTGATTCTATGAGTTTATCTATCATTGCACCAATGTCTGGTTTAGTAAATAACTTGATAATATTTGGCAATCCTAAAGCATCCCATATCTCATCAAAGATATCAATGAGTTTTGTAAATGCCTTATGTAAACCATTCGTCAAATATTCTTTGATTTCTTTTTTGATATATTGCCATGTATACTTTGCTTTCCATTCATCACATTTCAAACCAAATTCTTTACCATCAAACCCTCTTAAACTTTCTGGTATGAAATTGAAGAACTTATCTATGAGTTTACTTTTACTCTCCATAAGTTCTTTTATAGCTTTGTCATAGTCTTCTTGTGTTATCTTATCATTTTCTAAATCTTCTTTTAACTCTGCAAGTTTCTTTTTGAATTCAGGAGTAATGCCACCAATTTGGTCTTTAAGTTCTTTTTGATATTCTTTATCGAAGATTCTAGTCAAGTCAATACTTAGACCAAATAGATTTATAGTCAAACTTATTGGTGTTATCTTTGATATAAGTTCTGCAATCTTCGTTGGTATATAATTGAAAAAATCTTGAAGTAATTCTGTAATAGCTTCATTCGCTTCTTTTCCCCAATTACGAACAGTTCCTTTTTCCCAATATGGTGATAGTAAATCACCAAGGTCTTCCATGAACTTTTCAATATCTTCTATTGTTTCTTCTATCTTTTCTCTTGCTTCTTCTTTTATATCTTCGCCAACTTCTACTAAAAATACTCTAAGGTCAGCAGGTATTTTTGCAATGTCTTGTATTGCATTTACTAAATCTTCTTTAGTAGGCAAATCAAATATTGTTCCTGGCGGACAATTAAATCTTTCAGGTATAGGTTTTACTGTGACTGACATTATGAATTTAGTTTAAGTTCGTTTGCATAGAGACTTAGTGTAGGTGCTGTGACTGTTAATTCTTTTGTAGATGATACATCTGTTTTACCCTCAACTGAAATCTTTGCATCGCCTAAAACTTTGACATTAACTTTACCACCAATGAATACCTCATCATCTCCACATATGACTGTATAATTATCTTTTACAACTCTATTGTGTGCATCGCCATTATGTTGCCATTCAAAATATGTTCCTGACCTATGTTGTAAAGATACTCTTTCAAAACTTCTAGTATCATCTAATTCGAATAGATGACCTGACTCAGTGTATGTTGCATGATTGTATGGATATTGTGGATTCGCTAATGACTTTACACCTCCATGAAATTGATAAGCAAATGAATGATTCTTAATTGCTAAACTTAAATCTCTATGTAGTGGTGCTTCTATGTGTGACTTTCTATCTTTAGGGGCTTGTTTATCTAATGCACTAAACTGATTGACATCTGATGTATTTGTTTTCAAAGGATAGTAAGGCAAAGTTTTTTCTGAATCTTCAAACTCTAAAGTCTTACCTAATCCTCTTCCTGTATAATCAAGTATATGACCTTTTGGTAAGTGTGGCGCCTCTGCCAAAGAAACTGCAAGTTCATTTGGTCTTTGTGGTGAATGAGGAGGATTCAAACCATCTGCCGTTCCTTCGTAGTCTGATTTTTTCTGTCTTCTAGGGTCACCGAAACCTGCATCTACTGTTCTTGCGACAAGACCACCAGATTCATCTTCTTTATAACCATCTTGTGTTATACCTTGTTGAACACCTAGAACAACAAATTCTTGCATCTCTTCATCTCTGAAAAATCCAAATACATCTGTTCCTTCTACTAGTGAATGATTAGAACCAAATGGTGTAAGACCAGAAGTTGTCACAGGCATGATAACATGTGACCAAGGTAAATCAGGTGTCGATATGAATTGTTTATCAGCAGTGTGATAACCACGAACACGAACTCTAACACGACCAATCTTTAATGGGTCTGCCCTATCTTCTACTACACCATAACAATACTTCATTAGCTTATACCATAATTATAACCAGTTCCGAAATCTTCGATAGGTTGTTCAACTTTAGATTCATTTTCTAAATGTTGGTCTTCTACGAATTCAGGTTCGTATGATGCAATATTTGTTCCAAAACTTTCTTTTATACATTGCATTGTCAATTCACCATAATTATCTTGTGGACTTATTTCATAAGTTAATTTGCCTACAAGATAAGTTGTGCCTTCTAATTCGTCTTCGTTATCTTCTTGTGGATTTATTTCTGGTGGTGGCAATTTTATATCAACTGTTTGACCAACCATCATATCAAATCTTAAAGGAATTTTAACTCTAGTGATGTTTTGTTCCATCAAACTTAACAAGGCTTGTCTTTCAAGTTCAGCTGAATCTCTATATTCTAATCCTATTTGTTGTTGAACATTCTTACTCTCAGTTGCATCAACAAGTTTTTCTTCATCTGAGTATGCGTTAGTCATATTGACTCTATGAATAATCTTATCATCAAAATCTACATTGTATATTTGTTCTGCAAATACTTCTTTTGTTTCTGGTTCACCTTCTAAAAAGTCATCTACTTTACAAATAGGAATAAAGTCATCATCTACTATCATAGGATTTTGATTCACATGTGGACCTTTTCTGTTAAATACATCTGTAATAGAATAGACTACATCTTCATGGACTTTTCTAACAGGGTCGTAAGTAGTCATTTTACTTGCATATGCACCTGCTGTTTTTCCTAAAAGAGTGTTTGCTTTTTGTGGTCGTTCAAAATCTATGATAAAATGTTCTCGTAATGTATGATGGTGTTCATTTGATGTATCTCGTTCATGCGTTCCGTGATGTAGAAACATCATTTGATGTTTCATTAATGGGTCACACATTGTTTGAAAACTTTGAAATTTATATTGATTATCAAGTTCACCAAACTTCATCAAAGTTTGATAAAAGAACATACTGTTTTTAAAACTTTTATTGCCTTCTACTTCTGAGTTTTCAACAAAGAACTTTATGAGTCTGTTTATATTCCAATTTGGAACTACAAGTTGCATATTCTCTGGAACAGTTTGTTCAATACCAGAAATATTCTGTCCCATGTATTGTTTCATTTGTGCATCTTCATACAGTGCTATACCTAACATGTCTGAATATCTGCCTCTTAAAACTTTGTTTATTTTCTTTCTATGAAATTCAAATGCCATCGGGTCAATGAAATGCAATACATAAGATGCATGACCATTTCTAAGTGGTTTGTAGTCTGTTATACTGTAAATTCTAAAAAGTTGGTCTATAGATGTTCCTGGCATTAGACAAGACAAGTCATTCTCCTCAGGCGCTACAAAATCTCCGTTGGCATCTGGAACTCTCATTTTAATTGTGACAGTTTCTTGACCAATCAACTTCATATTTTTTATGACATCTAATCCGTCTATTACTGTTAGACGACCAGATAAGTGATATTTTGATATGTCTTCAAAAATAGTGACATTGACACATTGTTGTTTTATATCAAGAGATTTCTTTTTGTAGTGACCAGAACAGATTGCAATATGGTCTACTAGAACAGCACCAGCTTTTATGGGTGTAGTAGGTCCTGTTTCACCTACAACATGACTTTCATCTATGCCATAGCTATTAACTTCACTCATGATTTCATTACTTTCTCAAACCTCTTAACAACATTATTTATTATGTTAGGAGATATGATTTTTATCTTTCTTTTTTGTTCGTTTTTTTCAAATTCATCATCATAGTTTGATACTGATGTATAACCAGATGTTTCAGTGTTCTTTCTTAGATTGTCTTTTTTGTAATATGCAACACCATCTCTATGGTCTACAACAGAAGTTGGCACAAATGATTTAGTTGATACTTTACCTGTTATAGTTTCGTTTGCAACAAATCCTTCTCCGTCAATTGCAATTCTTTTCATTTCAGGTTCTACTAGTATAACTCTTCCTTCACCAGATACACTCGTGACTTTTTCACCTAGTAAGAATTTATTTGTTGTATCTGATACTGTAGTTTTTCTTGCAACAATGTCTGTTGTCGAACTTGCAATGGCAATCTGACCTGGATATTTTTTATCTATGTAGTTTTCGAATGTTCTATTATCCTTGAACCAATCATAATAGTTTTGATAGTCATTTACTAAAAAGAATGTCCAATGTAAATCACTATTACCATATAATTTATCGGCTGCTACATCTGGTCTTTCTCCGTCTTCTAACTCATAGTAATTGTAATTAATAAGAGCGTTTACTGATTCTTGTTCTATTCTAGATTTACGAAAGAAATCTTTGATGTAAATAACTTTACCATCAATTTGATATTGCACATCTGGAAAGTTTTTAAAAAATTGTGATGACATGTCTAAGTTCCTGTTCCTGTTTCATCGTCTGCAACATCATCTAATGTATCAGACGCTTGGTTAGCAATACTACTATCTCTTTTTAGACCACCAGGCCCAACATTTGAAATGCCTTCGTAATTTCCAATTGTAAGAACTGATATCTCTAAGAAGTTTAGTGTCAATTGAATATGAACTGGTTGACCGTCTACAAATGTAGAAAACTTTTGACCACCAGAATAGTCTACTTGAGCGTTTGTGCAAACAGCAGGTAAGAAACCATCGACTCTTCTGCCCACAGGTCCTTTAAAACTTATATCAAATACATTAGGATAATTTAGATAGTTTGCATTTGTTTCCATGTCTTCTACCATGACCTCTGTCATTCCTTCTGCACTAAGTTTAATCTTATCTGAATATGTATCTGGTAACATTGAAGACCTAAAGAAGTATATTATCTCGTTTACTGTTTTTGCTTCGTCTTGTGATTTGGGCCAGAAGTCAAATGTAAAGTCCCATGACCTGAAAGGAATACTATCTAATGTTTGTTCCATTAAAGGATTGACAGCCCTACCCTTTCTTACATTATTTAAACCACCAGTCATTTGATTCAATGCACTTTGTATAAATTTAGTTCCCAATTTATTGACTTGTTCTACTGTTTTACCAAAACCATCATTATTCATAATGTTTTGTCTAATCTGTTCTAATGTTCTTGCAACACCACCAATAGATTGTGCGTTATAACTAACATTTGCTTGTGATATTAATGTATCAGGAATATACAAAGCACATCGTCTTCTCTTGTATATTGGATGGTCTTTTGCACCTGCACGATATCTTCTTGGTCTAGACACAAAGAATATGTAGTTTGCAAGTTCGTCATACTTAGGATAAATTAGAGCTCCTTCTGCATCATCAATTGTAGGAGATTTTTTAGAGTAACCTTGACCTATTTTTGAAGAACCTATATCTTTTTGTAAATTATCTCTACGAGTTGATAGTAAATCTTCAGCAAGTTTTTGAGATTCACCTAAAGAATCTAAAGCAGTTGTGT